CGGCGATTAGCTTGTTCGTGGTCGTGACGTTGACCACGTTGCTGTAGGTCTTTCCAAGGCCGGCGCTGAATGGCGTTGCGGTCAGCCCAATGACAGGCTTTCGGAATCCGGTGATGAAGTCGGTGATTAACTGCCGCTGGGTATGGCAGTTGTGGACTAGGACGCCATTTGCGAAATACGACGGGTGTCGATCGACTCGGAGGTTGTACACAAACGCACCGCTTCCGAGTTCGATATTCTCAACACTCTCCACCCGCGGGAACGCAGCAACTCGTCCTTCTTCGCGTCCTGCTGCTGGCGCTCGATCGTGCAGTGGCTCCCGCCATCGATCTCGATGCAGATTGCCAGCGCCTCGTGAGCCAGGTCGAGTTTGTAGTGATGCGGGTAGCCATCTGCGTGGCGCTTGCCAGTCCGCAAGATGAACTCCATTTCCCACGGCGAGCCTAGCGTTTCGGCCATCAACCTCTGCGGCTCCGTCGGGCCACTCCCGTTGCCGCCACGCACCGATGGCCGATGACCGATCTCCCTCATCCGCGAAGAAATCTTCTCTCGCGTGGCACGCAACCTCGTCGGGTTCTCGGCTTTCTTCGCGCAGGATTTCCCGCAGAAGCGACGCTTGATGAACAGGGTTTCTGACTCCGGGTACTCCTGCGGCGTGCCCGAGCGGAACATGTATGGCCTCATCTCCGCGCCGCAGCGTTCGCACGGCCTCACGGTCGAATAGCACCTCACCCCGGCCCAGGGAACCCGCGGCGACCCATCCCCTTGAAGTGAAGATCGGGTGGTCTGGCGTGCAGTCGATTGTTCGCCCATCTGAAAGCCTCACTCTGACCAGGGTGCGCGCGCGCGCGCAATAAACGGAATCGATGAACGCCGGGCCGTCCGCGCTATGCACGAGATCGCCGGCGCCAAGTGAATCTATCCGACGCTCGCCCAGCGGCGTCGAAATCAATGTGTGTCCAGGGAAGCACTCATCAACAATCAGCAGATCCATGCTCGGCAGGAACCCGCGCTTCTCGATGGTCTGCGCGCTGCATACCTGGATCGGTTCGTCGCGCCCGAAGGTGTTGGAGCCTTGCGCGACGCCGTGACGAATGCCGTAGTCCCACAGGGTTCGACTGGTCTGATCGCATAGGGACACGCGATCCACCACGAATGCGGCGCGCGTTCCCTTCGCCTGCACTTCTTGCAGCAGATACGCGCCGATGACCGTCTTGCCAGATCCGGTCGGGCTGCACAGGATTTGCGCGCGATGCCCCGAGCGAATACCGTCGCGCAGCGCCTGGACGCTTTGCTGCTGGTACTCGCGCAGGTTGATAGTCACGCTGCCTCTCCGACCCTGCGACGCAGGGCGAGACATTCGCGCTTCCACTGATTCGCCACGTTCTGCCACTCGCGTACCTGCGAGTTCAGCGCCCTGATCTGCTCGCGAAGTTGCGCGAACTTGACCTGCTGCGATTCCTCGTCACGCTTCGCGTCTTCCTGGCTTTCCAGTCCGTCTGTCAGGTCGTCAATGATCTCCCGCTGCTCGGCGACCTTCTCTTCAAGCTCCGCGATGCGCGCCTTGAGCTTTTCGGATTCTGTCAGCGGCTTCGGCTTCGGCGGTTCGTCCTTCGCCTCTCGCGCCTTCTCGGCAGCGGCCTTTGCGGAAAGCTCGCCGCGCGCCATCTGATCGCTCAACCCGGCGCGATGCGCGACCTTGGCTTGCTCGATCGTCTTTTCCGAAACCTCGGCCTCTGCGGCGAGTTCTCGGTTAGAAAATGTCCGTACTGGTACGGAGGTTTTTTCGGGTCGGCCAGCAGGCCGCCATTCATGGATCTGAAGAACCAACGCGGCGCGCTGGGTCGCCGTTAGCGGACGCTGCCGGCGGTGAAGGTTCTTCGAGATGACGAACCCACCCGGGTCGTCGCCTTGGTATTCGGTGTAGGGGATCTCAACGCCCGCGATCTGGCCAGCCTTGCAGCGGTGCCAGCCGTCGAGCACTTGGCCCTCGTACATGACGACGGGATCTAGGATGCCCTTCGCCTTGATGTCTTCGGCCAACGCGATAAGCGCCGGCTCTTCCATGTCGCCGAAGATCGCGGATAGGTGGTGGCGAACGTGCTTCATGCGGGCCTCAATTGAAAAAGCCCACCCGGCCAGGGAAGCTGACATTTGAGGGATGTGCCGGGTGGGCTGGGAACATCATCATGCAGCCGTCGTCTTACGCTTCAGATTCGGACGATCGGCATGCAGCTTCAGCAGCTTGTCGCCCATCACCCAATTAGGGGTAATGAGACGGCCAACCCGCATCCGCCAGATCGTTGTGAGATTGCAGCCTACCAGTTTCGCCACGGCCTCATCGGTCCCGTAGGCGTCCACCAGTTCCTGCGCCACCTGCCTGAAATTTACTTCGCTTGCCATGTAGCAAACATTGCCACGTGCGGCCTTGGCTATCCAATAGATTGTTCCTATTGATCGCGCAGGTTCGATTCAGACAATCAAATGGCGCGGCGCTTTGCCGATTGGCAAGATGAGCCCATCGAAACGGAGCGGGAAAAGATGAGCCACCACGAAGTTTACGTAGAGATTCCGGTAAAAATCCGCGTCACGCACTACACGCCTGGTCTCCCGGCGGTGATGTACCTGCACAATGGCGATCCGGGCTATCCGGCTGACCCGGAGGAAATCGAATGGGAGATCGACATGACCGACGAACAGATCGGCGCGCTAGTCCGCGCTGAGATCGAACGTCAGGCCGAAAGCATCGAAAACGAACTGCTGGAAATGGCGGGGGAGCGATGAGCACGTTTGACTTTAACGACGGAAATGGCCCGGTTCCCGCTCATCGCCATGAAAACGGTCGCGGCTGGGTTGCAGATACCGCAAGCGTTGATGCGTCGGCGTTTGTTGGGGATCGCGCGCGGGTGTACGGCGACGCGTGGGTTTGCGACAACGCGCAGGTGTGCGGCGACGCGTGGGTTTGCGACAACGCGCAGGTGTACGGCAACGCGCAGGTGTGCGGCAACGCGCGGGTGTGCGACGACGCGCGGGTGGGCGGCAACGCGCAGGTGTACGGCATCACCCGCAGCGATGGATATACATTCATCTATGTCCAGTGTGATGACGGGCCGATGCGAGTGATTGCAGGCTGCCGATACTTCACCATGGGCGAGGCGAGAAAGCATTGGGAGGCTACTCGCGGAGGCACGCAGCTTGGCCGCGAGACGATGGCAATACTCGACGCGCTTGAGGCGATAAGCAAAGCGAGAGACGGAGGCGCGGTATGAGCGAGCAAGAGTTCGTCAGCCCGATCGAGGACATCAAGCAGGAGATTGCGGCACTGGCTGAAAAGGACGCGATCAGTCCGCATCTGGTGCCGTTCATCCAGATGATGCTGGTCAACGCCTATACGCGCGGCTGGGACCACGGATACGACAAGGGCAAGGAAATCTACAAGGGTTTGTACGGGGGGTCGAAATGAGCGAGATAGTGAAAGCACAGGACAACAGCACGGCGCTGATAAGCATGATCGAGCGCGCTGCGATCAACCCGGAGGTTGACATCGAGAAGATGGAGCGCCTGCTAGAAATGCACGAGCGCATCCAGATGCGCCAGGCGGAAACCGACTTCAACGCTTCGATGACCGGCGCGCAGTCCGAGATGGGCAGGATTTCCGCAGACGCCACGAACCCGCAGACGCGGAGCCGGTATGCCACCTACGGCAAGCTAGATTCGATCCTGCGTCCGGTCTACACGGCGCACGGCTTTGCGCTGTCGTTCGACACTGGCGACGCAGCCGAGGGCATGTTGCGCGTGATCTGCCGGGTGTCGCATCGCGGAGGTTTCTCGCGCGAGTACCACGTAGACATGCCGGCCGATGGCAAAGGCGCGAAGGGCGGCGACGTGATGACCAAGACCCACGCGACCGGCGCGGCCATGTCCTACGGGATGCGCTACCTGCTCAAGATGATCTTCAACGTCGCAATTGGCGAGGACGACAACGACGGCAACGGCCCGGTATCAAAGGCGCTGGCGACGATCACTGACGAGCAGGCTGCGACCATCCGAGAATACCTGGAAGCAATGCCTGACATTGCGAAATCGTTTCTCGGGGCATACCGGATCGGATCGGTAGAGGAATTGCCGGCGGCGAAGTTCGCAGAGGCGGTCGCGAGGTTCAAGAAAGCATCAGCAAATAGGGCAGGAAAATGAAAAGCATCGCGGTATACAACGAATTTCGCGCGCAGTTGGCCGACCTGAAGTCGCACAACAGCGCGGTTGTTTTCGACTACGAATCGCCGGCCGGCAACAAGGAGGCTCGCAGCCACATCTACAAACTGCGCCAGACGAAATCCGCAGTAGACAAGGCTCGCGCAGCCGAGAAGGCCGCCAGCCTTGAATACGGGCGGCGCGTTGATTCCGAAGCCAAAGCGATCATCTCCGAAATCGAGGAAATGATCGCCGTTCACCAGCGCCCGCTTGAAGAAATCGAGCAGCGCGAGACGGCCAGGAAAGCGGCGCACGAACGGCGTCTTGCGGAAATGGGCGAACTTGCGGCAGTTGGCAACGAGGATATCAGCGCCGCAGATCTTCGCGCGCGCCTCGAAACGCTCGAGTCCTACGCGATCGGGCCGCACTGGGAGGAATTTGAGGTTGGCGCGGCTCGCACGAAAGATGCCGCCAGGGCCGCGCTTGTTGACGCAATCGAAAAGCGCGAGAAGTACGAAGCCGAGCAGGCAGAGCTTGCACGCCTGCGCCGCGAACAGGCAGAACGCGAACAGGCCGAGCGTGACGCGCGCATCGCGGCAGAGGCCGCAGAGCGCGAGAAGAAGGCCGCAGAACAGCGCGCCATCGCGGAGCGTGAAGCCGCCGAGCGCCGCGAGCAGGATTTGCTGCTTGAACGCGAGCGTGCAGAGCGCGCAAAGGCAGATGCCGAACTGAGGGCAGAGCGAGCAGAACAGGCGGCCAAGGAAAACGCCGAGCGCGAAGCCAAGGAGCGTGCCGAACGCGAAGCCGAAGACGCCAGAAGGCGCGAATCCAACAAGCGCCATGCCGCAGCCGTGATGACTTCCGCAATCAAGGCTCTGGTAGCCGGAGGAATGGACGACGCGCAGGCAAAACTGGCTGTCGAACTTATCGCGCAAAAGCGCATCCCGGCAGTGAGCATCGCGTTCTAATGGAAATCTTCAACGTAGAACAAGGCACCGACGAATGGTATGCCGCGCGCGTCGGCATCCCTACCGCATCGAGCTTTTCGCGGATTGTTACCGGGACAGGAAAGGCGTCGTCGCAGTTGACGGACTACGCGGCGGAACTCGCTGCCGATATGTTCGCCGGCAAGCCGCTGGAACGCTGGGGCGGGAATGAGGCGACAGAACGCGGCCACGAGATTGAGCCGCAGGCGCGATTCGCCTACCAGTTTGAGCGCGGCGTCGAGGTGGAAACGGTCGGATTCATCGTCAACCACGGCGCGGGATGCTCGCCGGATGGGCTGGTCGGAAGCGACGGGCTCCACGAAATTAAGTGCCAGATGGCAAAGGGCCACGTCCAAACGCTAGCCTACTACGCGAAGAACAAGACATGCCCGCCAGGGTACTTGCCGCAGGTATACGGTCAACTGCTGATCTGCGAGCGCGAATGGTGCGACCTGTCGTTTTTCCATCCTGATCTGCCCGGCATAACGGTTCGTGTAACGCGCGATGAGTCGTACATTGCCGAGCTTCTTCGAGGAATCAAGGCGGTTTGCGCGGAGCGGGATCGGTTGCTCGAAATCATCAGGAGCGCAGCGGCATGAAGTTCCAATTGGGGACGCGGCATCTGGACGACGTTTTCGCGCAGCTGATCCGCTGGATGCCATCGCGCAGGGCCGAACTGGAAGTGATCAGGGGCAAGTGTGTGCTCGGGGTATCCATTGATATTACCCCGCTTCGCTCGCGGCATACAGAGCCGCAGAGAGCCGCCTACTGGTCTGCTCTGCATCGCTTCGGTGATGCGCTCGGCTACAGCGCGGCGGAATCAGAAATGCTGCTGCACAACGTTGTGCTGGCCGAGGCTTTCGGGACTCGCGGAACAAGAGAAATAAGGACGCGCGGCAAGCAGTACGCCTGGCCGGTGCCGGCTGAACGGTCTAGCAAGGATGCCGAAGGCAGGGCGAGGGACCGCGAGACGTACTCGGCGCTTATCGAAACGCTCCTGCGCCTGGCGGCGGAATACGGCGTGGTTCTGGAAATCGGAGATGCGGCATGAGCAGGATAGAAGCGGCAGAGCGCGCAACCAGAATCGGCGAGTGGGTAACGATCGTCTGCACCATGACGCTGTTCATGCTCGCAATGGGCTGGATAGCGTTGCGCGGAGACGACATCCGCGCGGATCGCATGGGAATCACTGTCGAGGAACTGGACCGCATCGAGCGGTCGCAATGGGCGGATCACCCGAATCCTGGCGCGGATCGGTGTGGGTGGGCGTGCATAGATCGGATACCGGCTGACGGCGAGACGTGGGGAGAGTGACATGACACCAATTGACTCAGTGATCGTCATTTTGATGTGCAATGGCGGGACTGCGCGATGGGCCGACCTGAGCGGGGCCGACCTGCGCCGGGCCTACCTGAGCGGGGCCGACCTGCGCGGGGCCGACCTGCGCGGGGCCGACCTGAGCGGGGCCAACCTGCGCCGGGCCAATCTGAGCGGGGCCGACCTGCGCCGGGCCAGCCTGTGTGGGGCCGACCTGCGCCGGGCCGACCTGCGCGAGGCCAAACTGCGCGAAGCTTTTGGATTTTATTTGCTCCCTGTCTGCGACATGCGCGGGTACTCATTCGCCCACGCAACATTATTCGGGACAGAGTGGCGCATCCGGGCAGGGTGTCGGGACTTCAGCATTCAGGAGGCGCGGAAGCATTGGGGCGAGAACTACACAGGCGATAGAGAGCAGGGGGATATGTACCTGCACGCGATTGATTGGCTTGAGCGGAAAATTGGAGCGTGACATGGACCCGGACGATTTTGCGCACATCGACAACGGCGCTGTCATCGCGGTGATCGCTCTGCTGGCTGGGGTTTTTGTGATCGGGGCTGCAATCGGATATGTGGCGGGGGTGGCGTGGTGATGAGTGATGCGCCGGAACGGAAAGAGTTTGAGTCGTTCTTTTCTGGGCTGCCGTTTGAAATGGATGTAAGAAGATTTCCAGACGACGAAACGGTGTACGGATGGCCTGGGCAGTATGTGGACGTAAGAACTCAGCTCGCATGGGAATCGTGGAACCGCCGCGCCGACCTTGCGCGGCTGTCGGATGATCTGGTTTCCGAGATGCGGCTTTGCGCTGACTATGACAGACCGCTTGATCCGTGGCGGCTAATCCGCCGCGTGCTCGCATGGCACGAACGACAGGAGAAAGGGGAATGAGCGACGAAGACGAGTATCTGGTGGTTGAAAACAAACCGCTGGTGGGAATGTACGCAAGACGACGACCCATGATCGTAACCGCGCGACAGTGTACCGAGACAACGCGGATTGATACCAGCGTCGGAATCTATTTTGCGGGAGCGGGCGACTGGATAATAATCGAAGATGGTGGCGCTATTTATCCGGTCCGCGCGGCCGATTTCAAAGAAAACTATGACCCCCTACTTGGTGGTGCGGCGGAAAGCCAGGAAGAAATCACCCGCCTCCGCGCTGATGTCGAGCGGCTGACGGCAGAGCGCGACGCCATCGAGCGGGCGACGATTGAGCGGTGCGAAGAAGTCGTCATGATGTTCGCTAGCACAGAGGAAAGCGCGGAGAAGATCGCCGACGCGATACGGGCGCTGATGGAGGAGCGGGAGGGGTGAGCCTGTGCCTGACCAGGGATCAAGTGGTCGTCGGTTCAAATCCGGCCGCCCCGACCAAATTCAAAGGCTTACGCGGAATCTCCGGCAAGCCTCTCCCACTTTCCCGCAAGCCTCCCACGCCTGCGGCGCGCGCCCACGAGAGCATCACGGGCAGTCGGCGTCCAGACTGACCGCCCACTCGACCGTCGTGGCGGCGGCGCCGTTGACATAAACAACGACCAGCTCGCCGCTGATCCCGAAGGTTACGTCCCAGGTCACGGAGTCCGGGTTGATCGCGCCGACCGTCTGGGTAGTGCCGTACTGGGTCACGGTGCCTGCGGTGTTCTTGAAGCATGCCCGCTTCTCGGTGACGAGCGATGCCGTGGTGCCGTTGTTCGCCGTGGCGCGCACTGTGATCGACATCATCTTGCCCTGCGGCACCTTCAGCGACGCGAAGTTCCGCAGCGTCGCGTCGGTCGTCTGTCCGTGGCCGTTGAGGTCGCGGATACGCCACCGGGTAGGCACGATCGCCGTGGCGTCGTAGTTGAACGTCGCCCGGGATCGGAAGTCGCCGACGTTGACGTTCTCAATCGTGACCGAGCGGGGCTTGAACGGGCCGTCGAACAGTATGGCCGCGCCGGTCGTGGCGCGGATGGTCGAGTTCCGCAGCGTGTAGTCCGCGATATTGTCAGCCGATGGCCTGATCACCCAGCCATAGAGGGCGTCGTCGACCAGAATGTCCGAGTAGTCGAAGGTCGAGTCAGTTTCTGCGCCGCGGGTCTTGATCCCCGGCCCGTCGATGTTGCGGATCGTCGCGCCCCGGACGGTGTGGCCTCGCCCGCTGGACTGGTGGTAGATCCCGCCGTCGGCGTAGGCCCCGTCCAGAATGGCGACGTCGAAGATGCCGACCGAGTCCAGCTCGGCCGACGCCGTGTGGATCGCCCGACCGGAACCGTTGAAGAACAGCGCCGCCCCGAACAACAGGTTGTCGTTGGCGAGGTTGACGCCGGTGAGGGTCGTCGGATCGCCATCGGCCGCGATGTAGGCGTCCGTCCACTCGAAGACGTGCCCTACCGCAACGACGTTGTAGCCGAGCGGGTTGTCGGTGGCGCCCTTCGTGCCGCCCTTGATGTTCATGGCGCCTTCGTCCAGGCCGCCGTCGACATGCACGCCGTTGGCGATCACGGAGCCCTTCGCCTTGGTGTAGACGGCCTCGGTGCCAGCACCCCCGCCCGTGTTCCCCACGTTCCGGGCCACGTAGGAGCTGATCACGCTGTTCGGCACGTAGGAAATCAGGGCATAGTGGCTGGCCGAGTCCGGCGGGAAAAGGCCGTCCACGATCCCGCCAGTGATGATGACTGGCCCCCAGTTCGCCTGGGCGTTCTCGTCGTTGTAGCCGAGGCGGACGCCGACGCCACCAAGATCCTTGCCGCTGAAGCCTCGGATGATCCCGCGCAGCTCGCCCGCCACCGGCAGGTTGATGATCGAATCGCCGTTCTCGCTGTGCACGTTGTCCGCGCGCACATCGACGTTCGCGGGCGAGCCGGTCTCTGCCGAGAGAATCGCCCCGCCGCCGCCCGAGCCGGGATTGGCGGCGAGGTCGTGCACCTCGAGCAGCAGGTCGCCGGTTTCCTCGACAGGAACCACGAAGCCTTGGTCGATGATCGACTGGCCGCCCTCGCCACTGATCCGCACCGAGCGCGTCACGTCCACGGCGGTCTGCGTCCAGCTACCGGCCGGCACATGCACCGCGCCCACCGACACCGCCTCCTCGAACGCGGCAGTGTCGTCGCCAGCGCCGTCTGCGCCGTACCGCTCTATGCTCGGGAACGGTTTCATGTGATCGGCGATCGTCGCGCCCGCATCGGTCTCTGCCTGCGTGGTCGGGATCGCGACCAGGTCCGCGCCCATCCCGGGTGTCGAATTGGCGAGGTCCTGTCTCAGCACCGCATCGCCGACGCTCACGAAGTCCACGCCATCGGTCGACCAGTCGCCGGTCGTGGTGTAGGGCAGGGTCTGGCCGGTCTCGAGCTTCCAGTATTCGCCGTCCTGCCGGACCACCTGGTTGTAGCCGGTGATCTCGATGGCCGCCTCGTAGTCGCCGAGGAAGAAGTAGCCGCCGGCGGACGCCCACGTCGGGCGCGATATGCCGAACCGGTCCGTCCATCGCTGGCCGGTGGAGTTCATGGCTTGGTCTAGGTTCGCGGCGTTGTCGTACAGGTCGCGCGCGTCGGTCGAGCCGATCGGGTTGCCGGTGTTGTAGGCCATGATTTCCTCAGCTTGGCGAGTTGTCGTCGTCCGCGTAGACGCGGGCGTCGTAGTTGACGGCGGACACGGTGACCGCCTCGAATCCGTTGGGGTTGATCGATGTCACGAGCACCGGGAAGGACCAGGTCTCGGTCGTGCCGAACAGGACGTGCGGCGGCTCGCGCTGCGGGTCGATCTGGATCGGGTCCATGCCCTCGGCCAGCACGTCGAAGTCCGTGGCGCCGCGCGAGGCTGCGAACGGCCCGAGCATGGATCCGTCTGCCGCCCGGACCGCCACTACGTGCGAGCCCTCGCCCCATTCCATCGGCTCGGACAGGGTGAGCGCTGCGCCGGTGTCGGTCGCCTCGCAGGCGATGAGGACCGACGACTTCCCGTACCCGGGCACGTCGTCGGCCACCGCGCAGTAGCTCAGGTAGCGGCTGTTGAGGGCGTCGAGTTCGGTCTGCCACTCGTAGGCCCAGCGCCGATAGCGCGCCGCGCGCCGCGCACGCATCCCGATGCGCCACGCCTGTGTGCGCCCAGTGACGCCTTCCAGCTTCAGCTTGTCGGACTTGATTCCGGCATCACCCGGCAGTCGGCACTCGACGACCGAGTCCGCCCAGGTGTCCTCGTCGACGTACTCGACGGTGACGCCGTCCGGGTCGTCCGGCCGCACGGCTTCGAACGAGCGGCGCAGCGGGGCGGTCATGTTCTGCGGGGTGTAGAGGTGCTCGAACTGCTCGCGCGGCTCGTCGCGCACAGGGCGGATCCGGCCCGCGTCGACGGTCATCTCCGCGAACCCTGCGCGCAGGGCCTGGTTGATCACGTCGCGGACGGTAGTCTCGCCATGGACATAGTCGTAGTAGTCGCCCCGCTCGGCCCAGATGGCGTCGAGCCGTGCGAGTTCGTCCAGGTCGATCTGGTCGTCGGTGTAGCCGATCGTGCTTGCAACGTGCCGCACCCATGCCGCGATGGATCGGGTCGCTTCCTCGGTCTCGCCGAACGCGCCGTTGTCGAGCACCGGCAGCAGGCGGGTACACTCGACGCTGACCAGGTTCTCGGCCTGGGCCGCGAGCCGTTCGCCACCCCGAAGGCGCACGGACAGGACGGTGACGCCATCGTAGGAGGTCGGCGCGTCCAGCCTGGCGCGTAGCCCGTACCACTGGACCTCCTCGATGTTCTTCGCGTCCCCGGTGGGCGCGACGGTGCGGCGCATGCGCACCTCGGCCCGCATGGCAGACGGCAGGGTGATCATCTCCGTGTAGCCGATCTGGTCGCGCGTCGCCGCGTTGTAGGTGCGCAGCACGCTGGTCCAGGCTCCAGCGGTATCGGCATCGCGATACTGCAGTTCGACCTCGACGCTTGCCGCCCAGACCTTGCCCTTGTCGGTGATGTAGGCGAGGCCTTGCGGGAAGAAGACGTCCCACTCGAGCGCGTCCGTGACCTCGCCAACCGGGCATGCAGAGAACGGCCCCGCCCAATCGCCCTCGGTCGTGGTCGGATCCAGGCGGATGTCGGCGTCGGTGGTGTCGAAGTAGGTCCAGCCCGACCAGGTCGCCGTGTCGCCGGTGTCGTCCAGGCGCTCGACCGAGATGGACGCGGTGCCCGCGGCGGTGAGACGGTAGCGCAGGCCGTCGTAGCCGATCGCCATGCGGCGCGATCCGGTCGCGAGCGACGTTACCGGTAGGCCGCCGGAACCCTCGTAGGCCAGCGTCATCGACGGCGGCGTGATGCTGTCGCCCGGGTCGTATGAGTCGACGACGTAGGTGCCGGCGTTGTCGCCCGCGATCTCGATCACCATGCCGACGAACAGCTCGAGGTCCTCGAGATCGCCGCTGATGATGTCCGCGCCGCTGCCGCCGTCCGTCACCTGATAGTCACGGTACTGCTCGATGCGGGCGATCATCCCGGACGTCCACCCATCCGGGAACGCGCCGGCCCCGCTCGGGATCGTGACGTCGTAGCCGTCGAACTGGAACGCGGTCGCGGTGGTGGCCTGCTCGACCGTGAACGTGGCCTTGAGCTCCAGGCCGGCGGTTCCCTTCGAACTGCTGCCGACCTCCGGGGCGGTGTGCCACCAGACCGCGCAGTCGTCGCCAGACAGGTCGTCGCCGGGTTCGTAGAGCGTGAACTCGGCGTCGTCGCCCAGACTGATCAGCGGCGTGTCGCCCACTCGAACCGCGCTGGCCGCGATGGAATACCGGCCCTTGCCGACGCACAGCAGCAGCTCCAGCCACTGCTCGCGCTCGTCGACGAAGTAGCGATGGGGCGGGAGCAGGTAGTCAGGGAACCGCTTGTAGCGGCCCGCGATCTCCGGAATGACCTGGCCGAGCCGCGCCTCGTTCGCGGTCGCTTCGGCGGGCAGCAGTTCCTGGCCCGGGACCGGCGTTCGGATCTTCGGCGCGTTCGGCACGAGGAACCCGAAGACGTTCTGCAGCAAGCCCGTGAAGAACCCGAGCACGTCGCCCTGCGCCTTGACGCGTACCTCGATGTCGCCGGCGGCGTCGAGCGCATCCCAGTCTTCCGGCGGCACCTCGGCGCCGTTCGCGGTGACGACGACCGGGTGACGCTCGGCCAATCCGTAGCCTGGCACATGCGCGCGCATCCACGCGCCGAACGACCCCGTGGCCTCGTGACGCTCCAGCGGCTCGCCGGGCAACATTGACGGGTAGACGCTAATGGTCACGGTAGTAGGTCACTCCGGTCTGAAGTCGTTCCCAGGCTGGCAGCCATGACCAGCGGCAGCCGATGCCGTTGTCGGCCTCGAGGATGGCCAGTCGGCGCTCGATCTCGACGACCAGCGCGACGTGGGTACAGATGCGGCCGCGCCAGACCGCCGCCACGGCGCCAGCGGCCGGGGCTGACTCGACCAGGCAGGACCGGATTACCCGGCGCGCGGCGCGCGTCTGGGCGTGCTTGTCGGCGGCGTGGATGCCGTAGGCCGGCAGCAGCGGCAGCCCGTACAGCTCGTGGCGCGCGTGGCGCACCAGGCCCCAGCAGTTCAGGCGCGGGTAGTCCATGCCGTCCGGGGTCCAGACGACATCGCGCAGATAGCGGTCGATCACAGGTACTTCAGGCCGGGACTGAATGCCGCCGTGTACCGCTCACGCGGCCAGCCGTAGTTGAGCAGGTCGTGATAGGCGGCCTCAAGCGCGACGACGCCGCCCTCGAACCGGCCGCCGATCAGCGTCATGCGGATCGGCACGTCGGCCGGCGCGGAAGGATCGGACGCCAGGTACTCGCGGAACACGATCGACACCTCGCCGCCCGCCTCGAGCGCGGCGTCGATGCGCTGCTGGGCGATGCCGGTCACGTTGTCGATGGCGAAGCTGAGGGTCTGCTGCCCGCTGGTGTCGCGCTTCGGCAGGGAGATGTCGATGCCGGCGGCCTCGAAGGTCACCTGCTCGCCGGTCTCAAGGGTCAGGTCGTGGTCCTCGAACCCGGCGCAGATGCGGATGGTGGTGATCGCCGGGTGCGAGATTTCCAGCGTCGGGATGATCACTTCCCCGGCCGGCGCGCTGGCGTAGACCATCGCAAGAATGGTCACTCAGCCCACTCCTGATTCATCGCGATGTCGAGGATGTCCTGATTCAGGATCATGTCGACGCCGACCTCGCCCCATGCCGGGCCGAGCACAGGCCGCTCGCGCAGCTCGAGGTCGCCGCTGATCTCCCAGTATTTGCCGCCGACCAGCCGCGGGCCGGAGTACATGCCCGTGAACCGCGCGTTGTACTCGTAGATCCCGAGCGGCGTCTCGATCTCGACGTCGAACCACTCGGCGCCATCGAGGATGCCATTGCGGAACCAGGCCTCGAACGCCTGCGCCTGCACGCGGGACAGGAACCAGGAGCAGCTCGCGACGGTCGGCACTGACGTGAACAGTCGCCGCTGCCGAGCGCGGCCGCTTGCCATCTCAGTGCGCAGCAGCGGGCTGACGGTCTGCAGCGCATAGCCGTTCTGCAGCGGCCGCGGCAGTCCTGCGGGATAGTCGGCCATCAGCGCCCCCTCCTGCGCAGCCCGTAGCTGCCCGAGATCGCGCGCGACGCCGGGCCATCACTGTTCAGGTCGGCGAGCAGCACGTCGATGATCATCTGGCCGTCAGGTCCTCGTCGGGTGTTGGCGATGTGGTTCCCGGGTGGCGCGTTCTGGATGTTCACCACCGGTGCCCCGCCGCCGTTCATGCGCGAGATCGCGGCGTCGAGCCGCGCGGACGTGCCGGAGGTCATGACGCGCTCGCCCTTCTCCAGCAGCCACGTGCCCGTCTTCGGGACGCGGTCGATCCCGTCGTGCGCCATGCCAACCAGGGCGAGCCCCTGCGCGGTCGCTGCAGTCGCTGCCATGCCCGCAATGGCGGGCGCCGCGTTGGCGCCAAAGCTCGCGAGCGATGCCATGGCAGCCGCGGGCGCGTAGGCCGCCGCCACAGCCGCACCAGTCGCCGTGGCGCCGGCAATCGCGGCCGCCTCGGTCGTCCGGCCGATCAGCATCTGCACCGCCTGCATGGCGAGCCACTGGGCGATCATCTGGCCGATCGCGTTGACGACCGTTCGCAGCATGTCCTCGGCCAGGCCGCGCATCGCGTCGCCCAGGCTCTCGGCATCGAAGATCATGGACTCGAAGGCGTTGCCGAACTGGCTCGATACGTTGTCGAGCAGGTCCGCGGTGACCTGGTCGAGGGTGGTCAGGTTGTCCTCGGCGGCCGCAAGGTACCGCTCCCAGAAACTGCCGGTGATCTCGAGCAGTTCCTCGTTGCGCTGATCCTCCAGCCGGCGCAGCAGCTCTGCCTGTGCCTCGCCTGTGTAGAGCGTGTTGTCGAGGATGATCTGCCGGCGGCGCTCGTAGCTTTCGAGGATCGCCTCCTCTTCGGTGCGCAGGCTGTCGCGGATGCCCTGCGCGGCCATGTTGGTGCTCTGCTGCCACCGGGCCTCGGTCTCGCGGGCGCGCTCGAGCGCCTTCTCCGCGGCGAGCGCAGTGCGCTCCAGTTCCTTCAGGACCGCGACGCGCTCGCGCTCGGATTCGGCAGCAACCGCGGCGGTGACGCCAGCCTCGCCGGTCGTCGTGCCGAGTTCGCGGTTTGCGATCGCCACCTCAGCGGCGGCCACGGCGGCGTTCTGGGCCTCCGTGACCCACGCCTTCAGTTCGTCCGACGGCATAAGCGCGCTGTTGATGCGGGTAATCTCGCGCTGCGCCTTCGCAATGATCGACTGGCCCTGCTCGTCGCTGAAACCGCCCAGGAACTCCGGCCGGATCATCCCGATCTGAGCGTCAGCGATGTAGGCGTACTGCGCGATCAACTGGAAGCCGCGCTTCATCCCCTCGATCGCATCGAGGACCTTGCCGATCCAGTCGATCATGCCCTCGAACACGTCCTCGACGACGTTTCCGAGCCCGCCGGCCTCTTCGGCGGCCTCCATGAACTCGACGCCGATCTGGTTCAGGATCGGCGCAAGCTGGACGGTGAGCTGCTTTCCGATGCCATCGGCCAACAGACCGAACGTAGATAGCGAGTCGTTCGCCTGCTCGACGAGGTTGGCGTCGATCTCTGACAGATTCAGCCCGAACAGCTCCACCTGACGCGCGGCCTCGGCGATGGTGTCCGGGTCAAGCAGTTGGATCGCAAGGCCGTTCTTGGCGCCGAAAATGTCGGCGGCCACGGCGGCGCGCTCGGACGCCTGGACGTTGTCGCGCAACGCCGTGTTGATCTTGGCGATGCGCTGGTCGAGCGGCAGTTCGGACAGCTCCTGCGCGCTCAGGCCGAGCCGGTCGAAGGCATGCGCCTGCGCGTCGACGCCTTGGATGGCCTTGCCGATGTTCAGCGTGAGCTGCCGGCTGGCAGCCTCGATCTTCTCCATCGATACGCCGCCGAGATCACCGGCACGCGCGAGGTTCTGCAGGCTGGTGTAGGTCGTGCCGAGCATCTGCGCGGCCTTCGACTGGGTGTCGATCAGCTCACGCTGCTTGTTGACGATCGCGACCAGCCCGGCAGCAGCAGCGGCGCCGGCGGCAGCGAACGCAGTGCCGATCACCGCAGCGCCTTTCGCGATGTCGGTTGCGGTCTTCTTGGTCGTTCTGGACGCCTTGTCCATTGGACCCGTGAAACCGCCGATCTTGGCAACCAGATCGAGAGTGAGCGTGCCGAGGCTGCGACTCATCAGTGCCAGTCCTTCATTGCCTGTTCCAGTGAGATCGGTGGGGCGTCATGGTGCGGTGCGAAATCGTGGAACTTGAAACCGCCGTCCTTGCTGTGCGCGTTCGCGTACATGGCGGCCAGCATCGCGGTGCCACGCTCGATGCGCATGCCAAGATTCAGCGAGCCGCGGCGGTTGCGATACCGCGCCCACGACATGAACTCCGCGAAGCTGACGCGCTCCTTGGCCTCGGCGATGGTCCGGCCGCCGATCCCGCAGAGCACCAGCTCGTGCCAGAGCTCTGCCTCCTGCGTCAGCTCTTCGGCTTTCCCGCGCTGTTCACCTCGGCGATCACGCCCAGCAACGCCATGGTCAGGTTGCCGTCGAGCGGCCCACGCTCCGGATCTGCCTCGCCAGTGATGTCCGCCGCAGTGAAAATCGGCTGGCCATCCTCGTCGCAGATGCTGGCCGCGATACGACCAGCGACGGCGTCCTGCTTGCCGACCATTGCCGTGAGATCCGAGACCGCTGACTGGTAGGACAGCGGGCGCACGTAGACCGTGGCCCGCAACTCCTCCTCGCCCTGCTTCCAGACCACCTCGCGCTCGACAGGCCGACCGGTGAACGCACCGGCCGCCTTGAGAGAGTCGATCGAGAGCTTCACGCCTTCGGCACCCACTGGCTGCCGCCGCTACGCTGAATCGTGATCTGCGTCGTGACCACCGTGTTCTGGCTGAAGTCGAAGGGGAAGTCGGAGATGTACCCCTCGAACACGAACCAGGTGCGGTCGGTCGGCAGCACGAAGTCGTCGGACGAATCAAGCGTCGGAGGGCTCACACCGTCCGACCATCCGACCGCCCACTTCACCGTGGGGGACGGGTCCGTCTCGCTCATCTCGTGCATGCGGATGTGGGTCTCGTAGGACGGGTCCGCGTTGATCGTCATGGTCGCCTGCCCGGGCGTTCGCAGGCCAGGCATGTAGGACCGGCTGGTCTCCTCGAGGCAGGTCGTCTCGATCTGGTCCGCCGGCGCGCCGCCCGGGGTGAAGGTCGTCGCACACTCGACCGCCCGGATGCCGGCGCCGGAGCTGTCGTAATTCGGGTCGATGAAATAGATCTCGGTGCCTTGAGCCAGAATGGCCATAGCATCACTCCTTGGTCATTGGGGAAACGAAGGCCCGAGGGCCGGGGAAGTCGTCAGCGATGGACGAACCAGTCAACGTCGAACGAGACCCGGTAGAGTTGCGTCTCCGGTTCCCGGTCCTCACCGCGCCAGCCCACGATGTGCGCGACTGGCTCGATTGCATCCCGCATCGCGCGGGCAACATCACGTGCGTCTGACGCCGTGGTGGCGTAGACGTCGATCTGGGTGGCAAACCGGTCGATGTCCGGCACGTTGCCCAGGTAGTTCTCGGGCGTGCCGCCGACCACCTGCCACACGGCATAGGGTCGCACGACGTTCTGCGGCGCCCGCCCGAACTGGTACACCCGCATCGGGCTGGAGCCCAGCAGGTCGATGACCTCCGAGCTTTCCATGCAGGTCGCGAAGATCGGCGGGATCATTGCTTGCTCGCCCGCTTGATAGCGCGATCGATGCCCTTGTCGAACTCGCGCAGGAAAGTGTCCGTGGCGGCGCCTACGTTGTTCGATAGAGCCGGCCGCATGAATGGTTTCGCGCCCGAACGACTGGTGCCGAACTCGACAAGTCTCCAGTACCAGGTATCGCCGCCCGGGTTGCCAGATGCCTTGCCAGCGATCTCGCCAAGCTCCTCGAGCGACTTGATCCCCTGCCTGCGCCGTCGACGCGCGCTGCGCTGCGCGTCACGCGACTGCGAGCGAGCGCCACCAAGAACGCCGACGCGGAACCCGAGATCACCGGTCTGTCGGTTCAGCTTGGATGACCATCGCACGGTCATGTTCTTGGAGATCTGCTCGGCAGTATCTGGGTCGTCGATCTCCTTCGAGTTCGCTACCGCGGCATCGCGCACCAGGTTGGCCGCCTTCCGAAGCGCCGCCCGCCCGCCCTTGCGTCGCGTCTCGTCAGTGATCGCGGCGAACTTGGCGACGATCTCATTGACGCCGCGCAGCTCGAACTTGACCGATTCGCTCATCGGTAGTGCTCCTTGATCCACGGGCTGCGCCGATGCGCGACGAGGTCCCACGGGTCCGGTTTCCCGTGGAACACGACGATGCGAGCGCCGGCCGGCAGCCGGCCGCGATTCTTCGTCACGCAGTCGCGCTTGTAGCCCAGCACGCCGTCGTGGGCGTTCCAGACCTGCTCGTCCGGACCCAGCACGTACTGGACCCATGCCTGGTCGCTGCCGAAGTGCTTGTTCGCGTTCGACAGCTTCGGCGACCTCAACGGGTCGAACGTCTGGTAGACCTGTGGCCGGCTGCCCGTGGTCATCAGCCACATGCTGCCGTTGTACCGGTAGCCGGTCATCAGCGGGTCCCAGATCAGGAAGTCCTCGTCGCGGACCCACAGCGGCGAGAGGTCGCCGACGATCACGACGTCGAGGTCGATCGAAACGAACCGCTTCCCGGCGATCGATTCGAACTCAGGCGAGAATGCGCGCAGCCGCCGGTAGCAGCTCGGCCCCTGGCCCGGCCAGGTCGGATTCGGGATGTTCGCCCACTCGTCCCAGATCGGCACCGCCTCGACCTGCGGATCGAGCCCATCGGCGTCGTCGGTGATGCAGATGAATCGATGCGGGTGCGGATAGTGCCGCTCGACCATCCGGCGCAGCGTGTTGACGTGATGCGCGGTGAACTTGGACCGATACCCGGGCTTCGACCACTTCCAGCAAACGACCGAATCGATGAGCACTACTCGGTCTCCCCGTACAGAACGGCCCGAGCCTGCCGCTCCTCCCGGTACGTCTTGGCGCAGTGGTTGCGCTCCCAGAATACGACGGTGTCGATCAGCGGGATCAGCGCGCCGGCAATGCGGCCCTTCGCGCCGGTTTCGGTCGCGAACCATCGCCCCATCAGTCCCGAGAAGGTCTCGCGCCGGCGGATCCATGGCATGAACAGGATCGCCGCGACCAGCATGTTCACCGCGATAACCAGGGCGCAGACCCTCGCCAGCAAGATCAATCCCACGTCCCGCTCTCGATCTCCTCGAACATCGCGTCGAATATCTCGATCCACTTCCGGCCCGTCCTGAATATCGGCGCGTCGTTGCATCGCCCCGGCGATGGCCACGGCCACGCCAGGCTTGTTTCCAGCAGCTTCCATTGGTCCCCGTCCCGTAGAATGTCCAGCGCGCACCACTTGGTTCCGAGCGCCGCGAAGATCGAGTCGGCGAACTCGAGCAGCGATTCGGTCTGGTCGTCCAGTTCCATCACCGGCTCGACGTTGCCGGTCTGCGCCACCGGCCGGTCCTTGTAGCAGTACCGCTTGAAGATCGCCCGACCGTTGCCGATCGCGTTGACGCGCCAAGTCACCTGGTGCGGGATGAACCGCTGCAGGTACACGTAGCCCTTCTGCTTCACCTTCGCGCCGCCTGAACAGCAGTCCACGACGATGCCCGGCCCGAACGCCTGCCGCACATGGCGCTCCGCTTCGCGCCGGTCCTTCAGGATGCGCACGTTGACGCTCGACGCGCCCTGGTCGGCCTTGCTGACGAGGGGATACGCCGAGCGGCGCACGTAGTCGATGGCCTTGGCCGCGTGGGTCAGCACCACCGTTTCGGGCATCCAGCGCCCCCACTGGAAGAACTGGCGGCTCTTGTCCTCATAGCACCACACCTGATCGACGTCCTGAATCATCGTCAGGCCTTGCGCCATCTCGACGTAGTCGGTCCGGTTGAACGGCAGACGGCGTGGGTCCGCGTGCGGACGGATGAACCCGATCCCGCTCTGCCCCTGCGTCTCGCGGCCGCGCATGATCCGCTTGCCGGTGTAGCCGTGGCGGGCGCCGGCTTCGATGATGGCCTGCCACCAGACCTGCCGCTCATCGAGAACGAAAAGATTGGTCACGCCAGATCGTCCACTTCGATCGCCACCGCCTGGCCGACCAGAGGTGACGCGTAGAACGTGACGACAACTTTGGTGAGATCACGCGGATCCTGCTCAATGCGAAGGTCCGCCTGCGCAGGGAGCATCTCGCCCGTTTCGGCATCGTGCAGAGCGAGCAGCCATGCCGCATTCCGCCGCACAACCAGTTTGCTATTGGCCATCATTTACCCCCGCGGAGCACCGCAGCCGGTATTCCATCCGGCCGGTGGCGTCCGTCTCTATGCTTTCGATGTTGTAGATCGTCTCGCCGTGGACGATCCGCCAGGAATGGTCGAGGCCTGGGAACCAGCGCAGATTGATCCGCGCCACCACTTCGCCACGCTTCGAGTCGGCCGCGATCACCTCGCGGCCCGGCCCGGTCAGCACCTCGGCAGGGATGTCCTCCAGCGGCATCGCCGAGTTCAGCAGCGCGGTGTCCCACCCGATCGTGGTGTTCCCCTCGCTGTCCTGCTCCTCGACCTGCTCCTCGAACGTGATGCGGTGCCGCAGGCGCTGGCCCAGTATCGTCATACCCCGAGCCCCACGCGGTACGGGTGCAGCTTCGCGAAGGCCACGTCCCGCAGCTTGGTCATCTCGTCCGCGGTCATCGCTCCATAGCCAGCCATCACCAGCAGGCAGACAGCCTCGACGACTACCGGCGCCACCGGGTCGTCTGACGACGGCACATCCTCGTCGCCCTCGGACGTCGGCCAGTCCTGCGGCAGCGTCGGCAGATAGGCCCGATTCAGGAACCGCAGCGCCTCATCCTCCGCGGCGTCCAGCAGGCGCTGGATCATCTCGTCGTCGGCGTCATGCACAACGTGCAAGCGATCCTTCACCACTTCCAGTTCGATCACTCAGCGCCTCCTCGAGACTGATGCGCGGCCAGACGTGCAGCGCCGTGATGCGCGTCGCGTTGACCACTCGAATGCCCGGCCCGAGAAAGTGGGCCAGCTTGCGGAACTGCTCGGGCCACTTCTCGCAGCCCTTCGCGTTGCCAAGCCCCGGATGGTCCGGGTGCCAGTGCGCCCGCCCGCCAGTGTGCTGGCAGTCGTACCCGAGCAGCACGATCGAGCGAGCGCCCATGTGCGCCGCCAGCGCGATTGCGCCCTCGCCGCTGTTCCTGCACGGCCGGAACTTCAGCGACTGCACGCCGGGGTAATCGATCTTGACGGGGGCAACCATCTGCCCCTGGAACTCGCGCGCGGCCTCGGCGTGGTAGACCTTCCACCATTGCCGGTCCATCGCGTAGAGCACGTCCGCCCAGGGGGCGGCACGGAACGTCGTGTTGGTTACGACGACTCCTCGATCTTCTTCCGCCGCCCGCCACGCTTGGACGGCTCGGCAGTCGTCTGCGGTGAGACTGGGTCCGCTGGCGATGCAGACGACTTCGCGCCAACGGCCACCCGAGGGACTTCCATGTCCCTGATCACTTCCACCAGCCCCTTGCGCTCCAGATCCAGCGCGTCGCGGGCCGATACCCGAAACCTGTCACCCCGGCGCTTGCCGCCGTTGTGCGCGAAAGACTTGATCGCTCGAACTTCGAACATGGCACCCCCGAAAGTGCCGGGAGGGCCGAAGCCCTCCCGGTCCTCATCACGCCGAAGCGTCGAGGTCGTCGAAGTCCCCGGTCACGAACGCCGCCGGACGGTAGACCGTCAGCGCGACGCGCTCCTCGCAGAGGATCGTGACCATGTTCTTCACGAAGTTGTCGCGGTCCTCGAGCGAGATCATCACGCTCGCGTCCTCGCGATCCCATCCCTGCGCGCCCATGGCGAACGAGCCGACCAGGAAGTCGCCGGCCGACATGGACTGCGTGGGAACCACGTTGCGACCCCAGAGGGTCGGCGTGGTCATGGCCCGCGGGTTCGCGAACAGGTAGGCGTTGTCGCTGGTCTTGAGCAGCTCGATGGCTGCCCAGTCGATCGGCGACAGCACGATCCCGTCGGCGAAGTATTCCGCCAGCTCCACCTGCAACAGCGCCAGACGCAGTCGGTCGATGCGGGTCTCGTCATCGACCACCACGCCCGGGTTGCTGTAGGACGTCGCCTGCGTGACCAGTCCGTCGATGTTGAGGCCGACGCCGCTGCCGTTCAGCAGTTGGTCTTCCTCGACCAGCTTCAGGCCGTACCGCAGCCGACCGTCGATGTACGAGGTCAGCATCGGCACGTCGGCCAGCACCTGCCGGGAGGCCGGCACCCAGTGGGCGATGGTGGCGACCGGCGCGCTGGCCGCCTCGAACGTGATGTTCGATTCCGGCTTGTAGCTCGACGGGTTCTCCGACACCACGTCCGCGGCGTTGGTGTAAACCAGCTCGCGCGCGAACTCGACGCTGTTGCTCGCCGTGCGACCCCAGCTCAGCAGGTCGCGGACGGTCAGGCGCTGCAGGCCGGGCGCAATGATCCCGGGCAGCCGCTGCGGGACGATCAGGTCTGCGCCGGAGCCGGAGCCGGACGTGACCGCCGCCTGCACGGGCATCCGGAACGTGCCGCGCGGGTTCGCGGCGAAGGCCCGATATTCCTCAGCCATCGCCACCTGTTCGCCGACGGACAGCGGGCGGCCCGCGCCCATGCCGCCCTGGTTCAGGGTGGCAACGAGCTGCTCTGCAGTCTGCAGACGGGCCATCAGCTCGCCCTGCGTGGTCAGGAGCGCGTCGACACGCTCTCGCGTCTCGGCGCTGAGCTTGCCGTGCTTGTCGATCTCGGCCCGGGCGAACTCGCCGAACTCCTTGATCTGTGCGTCCACTTTGTCCAGGCTCGCCTGGATCTTCTCGATGGGTTCCATTTCTGGACCTCCTTACTTGGGTACTGTCAGGGTCATCGCGGCGGCTCTGGCCGCCAGGGTCTGCCATGCACCCGAGTCGCTCAGGATGCGTCGCGGCTCGCCGCCGCCGCCGGCCGAATCGCTCAGGCCGGACTTGATTTCGGAAAGGATCCGCATGGCCTCGGATCGCGGCAGGCCAGCGCCGCGCAGAGCGGCCTCGACCCGGCGCACGGCGCTCGCCGTGGCCTTCTCGCCCTCCTTGACCGCTTCGTCGCCGAGCACCTCGTCGGCGAACCCGTCCTCGACCGCGGCCGATGCGTTCATGTAGGTTTCGGCGTCCATCAGCTTGGCGACGCGCTTGGCGTCCATGCCGGTGCGCTCGGCGTAGATCTCGGCCATCGCGGCGTCGAACGGCTCCAGCCAGTCGGCGATTTCCACCAGGTCGTTGCGGTTGCCGGCCGCCATCACCGAGGCGTTGTGGATCATCAGGAACGCGCCGCGCCCGACCTGCACCCGGTCTCCCGCCATGGCGATCACCGAGGCCGCGGAGGCCGCGATGCCGAGCACCCTCACGGTGACGTCGCCGGGGTGTTCCTTCAGCAGGTTGTAGATCGCGATCCCCTCGAACATGTCGCCGCCCGGGCTGTTCAGGTTCACCGTGACCGGGCCCTTGCCGAGCGACCGCAGCGCGCCGGCGACCCGCTTCGCGGTCACGCCCTCGCCAGTCCACCAGTCCTGGCCGATGACGTCGTACATGCTGATGGTGCGGTCGTCGTCCTTCTCGGCGGCTTGGATCGCGGGGTTCCAGCGGCCCAGCGCGCCCTGCGAAACCTCGCTGCGCAGCCCTTCAGGCGCGCGGCTGAATACTCGCTTCATCGTTCGTTCCCTACGTTGTCCTCGAGGCCGAGGAGTGAGCGCATCGTGGCGCGGAGTTGGGCGTCCGGTTGCTGGCCGAGCGCGTCGAGCGGCGCCATGGCCGACTGGACCGTGAGCACTGCAGCGTTGCCGCCCATCGGCTCGCGGTCCTCGAGCTCGCGGACCTCGTCCCGGGTCAGGATGCCGTTGTTCACCATGGAGGCGTAGAACGAGCCGCGAGCCGTGCTGTCCGCGCGCAGCAGGCCCTCCACGCTGAACTTCGGGTAGAACCGCTGGCGATCCGCCGGGCTCATGAGGTCCTTGCTGATCGCCTGCTCGATCCGGCGCAGCCAGGGCGCCAGCGTGAAAGTCAGGAACCCGATCATCTGCTGCTCGATCCCGGTGCCCCAGCTCGTCGACTTCTCGCTATGGCCGACCATGAACGGCGGGACGCGGAACCAGCGGCAAACCTCCTCCACGCTGAATGCGCGCGACTCCAGCAACTGCGCGTCATCCGGGTTGATGCCGACGTTGCCGACCTCCATCCCGCCTTCGAGCAGCGGCGACTTGCCGGCGTTGAGCGCGCCGCTGATGGCCTCGAGGTTCGAGCGGAACTCCGCGCGCTGCTCGGGCTTCAGCACCTGCGCCATCTTGAAGTAGGTAGTCGGGAGCAGACCGTTCTTGAACGTCGAGGCCGCTGCGTCCTCTGCCGCGCGTGCCGCGCCGAACACGTTCGCCCCGTAGTAGATCACCGAGACGCCGTCGTACCCGTTCAGGCTGAAGCCAGGCACGGTCCAGATGCTCGACTCCGGGATGATCCGCTGCCGGCCGGCGTCGTCCGTGTAGCGGTACTCCTTCGCGCCGGTGGGGCTGCGATGCACGGTCAGGTAGCGCGGGTTCAGGAAGTTGAGCCCGACCAGCCTGCCATTGACCATCAACTTCTCGGCGCGGCCATTGCCGCGCAGCAGCATCGCCGCGACCGTCGATTCCCAGTGCACTGCCGCGGTGGTGCCAGGGTTCGGTATGTCGTGAATGATCGAGTGCAGCGGGTGCTGCGGCGCGTAGCGCTTGCCGGTCCCGACCCGCTCGTACATGCCGAGAGGAAGCGTCGCGATCGTCTCGGATACCAGCCGCGTGCAGGCCCAGACCGCCGACAGCGACAGCATCACGTCGTCGGTGACGGTGTTGCCAGACGTCGACGTGGTGCCGATCCGGCTCGAGAGGGTGCCCCACTCCTCGATGAACTCCGGCGTGAGCCCGAGCCACGAAAGCACTGCGGACCGCAGCCGGCCGGGTTGTCCTGGTCGTTTGCTCATGCGATCAGCGGGCTCCGTAGGAAATCAGTGATGTCGTCTTCGGTCTCGGCGGTCATCCCGACGCCGAGCGCCATCAGCAGCGCGGCCATGTCGTCGATCTTGTCCGCGGACCGCTTCTTGTCCGGCGCCATGTTCAAGTTCTGGTCGCGCCTGGCCACGATGTTCGCGGCGCACCAGGTCAGCACCGGGTCCCCGCCGTGCGATAGCTTCCCAGCCATGTAGAGGCGCTCGAGTTCCTGCATGGCAGGGTGGTAGCTCTTGGTCCCCTGCACGAACTCGATCATCGGCAGGTCGCGCTCGACCAGGCGGTTCACCAGGTCCGTCGCGTTCCAGCGGTCGTAGGCGATCTGCACGATGTTGAACTGCTCGAATGCGTCGACGACCGCATCCTCGATCACCCCGTAGTCGGTGACGTCGCCCTCTGTCTGCTCCAGGTATCCCGCAGCCACCCACCCGGCATAGGGCACCGTGCCGCGCTCCGTGCGCTGCCGCACCGCGCCCTCCGGGACCCAGCGCCGGCCCCAGGTGTAGACCTGGTCGCCCATCCGCCAGACCAGCCGCATCGAAGTCAGGTCGCCCGTGCTCGCGAGGTCGATACCCATGTGGCAGGGGACCGTCCTCAGCGCATCGAGGTCGACCGGCCCGTCGCATTGCTGCCAGCGCGGCATGACGATCCAGCCGCTCGCGGACGACGCCGGCCGGTTCAGGCGCTTGATCTGGAACTCGGCCAGCTTCGACGGCATGGCCTTGGCCTCCGTCGCCTCCTTCCGGATCGCCGTCAGCAGGTGCGGGTTCACGTCGATGAGCGGGTTCGCCTTCACCCATGCCGACTCGTCGAAGTCGCCGTCGTCCTTGTCGATCGCGAAGATCAGCGCCAGAAAGTGATCGGCGTCGTCGCCGAATACCCCGTCGAGCAACTGGCGCGCGAAGTGCCGCAACTCGCCCCACGGCCCGGCGTTGATGTAACCCTCGGTGGTCGTGTAGAGCCACAGCGGATTCCCGCGCGCCCCGGCCGCCGACGTCAGGACGTTCAACAGGTCAGGCGTCTTGTGCGCGTGGATCTCGTCCAGCCCGACGTGCGACGGGTTCAGGCCGTCCTGGGTCGATGCCTTCGCGTGGATCGGCTTGAACGTCGACCCGGCCTCGAACCGGCTGATCGCCTTCGCCCAGACCTGCAGGCCGAACGCATCACGCAGATCCGGCTCGCGCTCGACCATCCGCTTCGCGACGTTGAAGATGATGGCCGCCTGCGGGTATGTGGTCGCCGCCGAGATCACCTGGGCCCCGGGCTCGTCCTCGCAGCACTCGCAATAGAGCAGGATCGCAGCGGCCAGCGTCGACTTGCCGGACTTCCGCGCCGTGGCGTACAGAGCAGAGGTGAACCGCCGCCCTCCGGTCGCGCGCAGCCGGAACCCGAACAACTGCACGACGAAGAAGCACTGCGCCGGGTGCAGAATGATGGTCGGGTGATCCCACACGCCCTCGACGTGCGGCAGCAGCTCGATGAACACGCACGCCATGGACGCCTCGGCCGGGTCGAACCGGAACGCGCAGCCCTTGCGCCTCGCCCGCTTCAGGTCGTCCAGGAACCGCTGCGCCGCCTGGCGGATCAGCCTCCCGTGCCTGCGTCCCTTCTTGTCCTTGACCGCGGCCTTCGCGTACTCGAGAGCGATCTGGACGTGGTCACGCACGCGGCTTCTTAAGATCCGCGAACTTGTTCCCGGCAGGCTTCTCGCCTGCAGAGGCCACCTTGCGCCGCGCCGCCGGCGTCATGCCGAACTCGCTGAACAGCGCCTTCAGCGCCTGGTCCTCGGCGGCCGTGATGTCCATGCCTGCCTTGGCCTTCGCCCTGAACCGCTGCCACGCATAGCAGAGCTGCTCCAGGTGGTATAGGTCGACCATCTGCAGCACCTTGGCCGCCACGAGCTGAGGACCGAGTTCGCTCCACATGGCGCAGCCGTCCACGTTCAAGTGCTGCGGGGCATCCGGGAACTCCGTGACCAGGTCGAACTCTGGAACGTTCGGCACCTCTTGGCTCTGGCGCGTCGTGCCCGCCAACACCTTTAGGTTCGGCGGTGTCGGTTTCCTGCCTCGGGCCATTTCACGGGTTCCAATTTTCCAGATGCCAATTTCTGCTGCGCGAAAATTTACCTAGGGGCGCGGATCGTACCCCCAGTTCCATCGACTTCCATGCCACCCCCGGGGCCCTCACGCGGCCACCCCGAGCCCGAGCTGCCCGAACGACCGCGCGCCCTTGGCCTGGTTGCATGACCTGCATGCGCAGGCGACGTTGCCCCAGGTGTGCGACCCGCCATCGGCCAGCGTAACGATGTGGTCTAGCTCAGGGGCCTTTGGGTGACAGGTGCCGCGCTTCGACTTCATCGTCTTGATTCCACAAATGTGGCAGCGCCACCTATCTCGATCGAACACCTTCAGCACGTCGATTCGTTCCGCGCGCGCCCCCCTCTCGACCGCACGCCTTTTAGCCTTCGCATTCTTCCTGCCGCGCCTTGACGCAATCCATCGCGCGGCCTTTCTGCTTTCTTCAGAGCAGATTCTTGCGCGACCGCCTCCCGTTTTGGGCGGGCGGAATGGCGCACCACATTGCGTACACGGGCGGTCTCTGAACGAATTATCACGCCGCTCGAACTTGTCGATCCTGCTCAGCAGCAACTCGTAGCCCTTGCGTATCGAGGCGACCTCTTTTCGCAGCACCCGCACACGACTCATGAGGTTGCGAGTGCGCTGATAGCAAGACCTAGTGCAGTAGCTGGACTGTGTCCGCTTAGATGGCCTGAACTGGCGCCCACACCCTTTGCAGTTAGGCTGCGGGATTCTTACTTTGGCCACATATTCGGCCCATGAGACCCGTCCGTTCTTGGCCCTGTCGGCCTTTCGCATCAGATCATTCGCCGACTCGCGCCGACAATCATCCGAGCAGTACCGGACAGACTGCCCCTTGGCCGTCCGTCTGAATTCCACGCCACATCTGGCGCAAACGCGAATACACTGCGATACAGCCATGCTGATCCTCCTACGGTCAGTCGTGGTCAGGGCCCGGGCGGTGCGTCAACACCTACCGGGCCCGCTTGTTCTTGCCTTCCTCTATCGCCTTCGTCGAGTCGTGGTGTCGCTTGCAGAGCGGCTGCCAGTTCGACTCATCCCAGAACAGCGCGCGGTCGCCACGATGCGGGATCACGTGGTCAACGATGGTTGCGACCTTGATCCTGCCCTCGCGCTCGCAGTAGACGCACAGCCCGTTGCGCGCCAGGAATCCGCGCCTAAGCCTCGACCATCTCGCGTGTGTGTACCACTTCCGCCAATCGTCGGACGGATTGGCCACCTGGTGCCGCTCGGTCAGGCGGCGCATCGGCTTGTGGGTCTTCGGCCTGCTCGGCATCAGAGTGGCCGGCCGTCCAGGTAGGTGCGGCTGCCGAGCTCTGGCTCGTCGTCGACGGTGTCGGCCACCGCAGCAGCCAGGGCAGCGACGCTACTCGCCAGTCTGTCGATCGCCTTGGCCTGAGCGAGCAGCGCGCTCGCGAGCGCGGCGAAGTCCTGCGCGCTCTGCTGCGATACGTGCCCACTTCCTGATCCATGCTCTGCGTCGCTCACAGCCTGGGCACGCCATCAGCTCGAGCGGTAGGCGCGCGAAGTCATCTCTGGGTTGATCTCCCATTCCAGAGACGGGCTGCCGGCGCCAGTCAGCGTAAGCCGCACGTACTCGCTGGTCTGGGAGTCGAACGCCACGGCTGAGTCCTCGGTCATCTCGTCACCGATGGCGATAGCCTCGCCGGTGGCTGTCCTGATCTCCGGCTGAATGGATCCGCTGGACCACGTTCCGCGCACCTTGATCGCTGCGCTGCCGCGCCGTACCAGCACCCAGTCCGTGCTCCCGTTGTCTGTGAGTGTTCCGCTGGCCATATGGGCTCCTATGCGATGATGAGCGGCCGGATGAGAGGCCGGATCAAACTGCGAATCGGTGAAGAGATCAGGCGCCTGCCGCCCGGCGCATCAAACGCCGACACATCCAGCGCCGCGAGTTCTGCGTCGGAGAGGGCGTGGTCGTAGATGGTGCAGCCGAGGAGCGTTGCATTGGCGAATTTTTCAACTGCGTACTGCCTCGACCCGAGATATGCCCCAGTCAGGGGTGTGGCGAACCCGTTTTTTCCGTTCGTGCCGGTCGCGGTTAGGGGCGACTCTGCGTTCACGCGGAGAATTCCGCCATCTGCGGCACCTATGGCCCCGCGGATGTTGAGCACATCGCCAGCCGCCCATGTAAGGCCGGATGCACTTAGCGTCGTAGAGCCTAGCGCGGACACCTTTAGGAAAGTGATAGTGCCAGCAGCCGAAACGGCCACATGGAAATACTCTGTCGAAGTGCCGTCGCCCACCGCGAGAAGCACTTGCGGCAGGCTAGCGGGCGTGACCGCGCTCGAATACGGCATCTTCACCGCAACGTGAAAGCTGTAGTCGTTCGTCTTGCTCGTCAGGTTCAAATCCGCCAGCGGCACGTTGCCGATGTAGGCGGCGGCGCGGGTGACTGCGCTGCCGACTGTCGGAACCGGCGATGTCGGGAACGAGTTGTTCTCAAGTTGCGCCATAGCAACGTCGATAACATCGCCGCTGGCTACGATACGGACGCCTACGCTCGGATTCGTGATTGCAGCCGCAGAGATGTCGAACCGCTGCCAGTTCGCGGTGAGCGTTTTGGTTGTCCAGTTCGTGCCGCCATTGACGGTCATGTCGATGTTGCCGGCCCCGGTAACGCGGCGCATGTAAATCGAAAATGCGCGAGTCGCCGATGCGCTAGTCACCGCCTGCAATAGCGTCCCGTTCGCCGCCGTCGCCGTCAGCCGCCCAGTCGTCACAGTCGCGCCGAACGGATTGACGATGCTGGTCGTCTCTTTCGTGATGTTCGTGGCGACCCATGCTGCCTGACTGAAATCGCCGGAATGCAGCAGCAGATTCGTCGCCGACGCCTCCAGAATCAGCCCATCCCCGCCGTCGTAGCACGGCTGGTCGTATGCCGAAGTGTCCGTATCCCAAGTGAGCGGATTCGTGCCCTTGGTTGTCAGGGTGCCGCTTTTCGAGATGTCGGTGCCGTCGCTGTTCCGCACGAAATAGGGCGACAGGGTGCTCGGCATCGTGCGCCCCCGGAACGTCGCAGAATACGCGCCCTCGCTGAATAGCTCGCCGTCGAGTTCCCAAGCCATTACGCGAACTCCCTCGGACGCTGCCCGTACATAAGCACGACATCGCGCGGCGTGTCGTCTGCGATCTCGTTGCCTTCCTCGTCATAGCGGGCCGGCATGAACGCCTTGATGGCTTCTTTGTCGATCACGAACCCCTCACGCACGCTGCCATCCCATCCCCATACACCGAGAATCTCAATCTCCGGGTCTTTCTGAATCTCGGCCACGGCCTGGTCGAACTCGTCCTCGCTGAAGTACAGGTCGAGCAAACGGCGCTCTGCCTGCTTCACCACGGCGGTCTTGCGCAGATCGGTGGACGCAACCTCGGCAGACAGCACCTTCACGCGCTCGGCGGAAAGCGCCTCTTTCACCGGCTCGCCCTTCACGACTTCGCCCTTCACAGGCTCCAGCGACACAGCCTCGCGCGCCTGCTTGGCCTCCTCGACGGCCACCAGGGGGACGCTGGCCCAGACGTTGACTAGTTTGCTCATGCTTCGAACCTATACATCTTACCGCCGTAGTACGTATCGTATGTGATAACACCTTCGTCAGTTATTCCTGTGATTGCGCCTTGCTCGACCACGAAAAGGTAGCCGTCGCCCTCGATGAAGTTCGCGAACACGCCCTGTCCGGCTTGTGATTCGCTCACTGCACCAGTCCAATACGCTTCTCCTGCCGTGTTCACATCCGCGCTCGGCGCGAGCAGCACGAACGCGCTTAGGGTAGATGCGTCGCTCATCGTCACGACCAGTTCCACGAAGCTGCCGAAAGGCACGGCTTCCATGTCGCCGGTAGGGAGGAACTCGGCAATTGCCGGGATCGCCACGTCGCAGGCGGTCGTAGTCGCGCCGCCGACCGATACAGACACGCCGCCAAGCGTCGCGCTCGCTGGTGTTGCCGCAGTCGCAGGCGCAATCGTGCAGGCTATGGTGCCGCCTGCCACGTACTCGACCGCATCGGTTGTAAGGACTTGCTCTACGTCCTCGTCGAAGTCGTGCGTCCCAGCCGTACCCCACGCCGAACCGTCCCAGCGAACGTGTGTGAACTCGGTAGTACCGGGACCGAACCCGATCTCAAGATCGGTCGTTACGCCGACGACGTTTGTGCCGGTGATGAGATACTTGTCACCGATCACCGTGGACGCATTCGCCCAGGCTTTCGCGTTCGTTGACAGGTCTGCGTAGTTCGCGCTGACCGTGACCAGATACCATCCAGTCGGGGCCGTGATGGTCAGGGTATCGACTTCGCTGGTGTCCGTGCCGTCAGTGACAGTGACGTCGATTGCAGCGCCAAGCTCGGTCGTGTCCGCCGTTCCACCAGAACGGAATTGAGTGATCGCAGGGATCGTCAGCGTCGCGGAATCTGTGTCAGCAGCAGAGACAGCGGCGGAATCGCCACCCTCAAGGGTTGCGGCAGTGATCGCTCCGCTAAACGCCGGGCTTACCGAAGCGGATACCGTGCCGCCAGCCTCTACAGTGTCGGAGCCGAGCGTGAGAGCAAACGTGGTCGCAGCAGGACGCACCGGTATCGTGTCGGTGAGCCAGTAATCCGCTGCGCCAATCGAGCCACCAGACGCAACCGCTGTTGCCGTGCCGACTGCGCCGGCCGTGGTCTTGGTCGAATACGAAACGGCGTGCGTCGAGCCGCCGCCTTCGATGTTGACGTATTCGAACGCCTCGGTGCCTTCAGAGTATGACCCTACCGCAGCCTTGTCGTACCCAGCCTCCGCGTTTCCGTTGTCGGTCCACGTCCAGAACCGCAGGACCAGCGCAAGGTCTGTCGCCGTCGTTGCTGTTGGCGCAGTCGCGGTCGTTGTGCTGGTTCCAGTGTTGCGAGCCTCGGCCGAATCTGCGAACGTCGTGGCGTCTACGCCACCAAGGATTACGCCGTACCCGCCGCCGTTGTTCGCGCCAAGCCCGCCAGCCAGCTCGAACACGGGATCAGGTTCGGACGCGCCAAGCTTCTTCCAGAATATGCGCGTGGTCCAGTACGCAGAGCCGCTGTTAGCCGTGTTCTGCGCAAGCGCGGTCCAGCCATTCGTGCCGGTCTTTGCCTGCCAGGTGCGTGCAGCCGTGGCGTGGACGTAAAGCTGAATGACGGCATAGTCGCCAGCCGCCCACGCCGTGTTCTCGGCCCCTAGATCAACCGTGACCGTGAGCGGCGTTCCCGTCCCCTGCGCCCAGTCTATTCTGCCCTTGTAGTCGGCCATTACTCAGTGCCGCCAGTCAGACATCCGCCGCGCGCGGTGTGCGAAGCAGGGCATGTCGTGTTGGTCAAGGTCGGGTTAGCCTCAATGATGTCCTCAATGCCGCCGGTCGGAGCCCATTGCTGGATGCTTGCCCCGGCGAAGTCGTTGCGCATCCAGAACATATGCGTGATGCCGAGATACTGATCAGCAAACTGGCGCAGGAACTCGGGCGCATAACCTCCGTGCTGACCTACCGCGTTAGAGCCCAACTGGCTGGTCTCAACCGACCACGCAATCGGAACCTGCCCGATCAGGTTGTCGTTCACGTAGTTGTACGCGGCTGCAGGAGTGCCTCGCGGCCCGCCTTCACCTGATGTCCGCTGCGGGTCACGCCAGCCATCGGTGCAATACAGGTTTATCGTCACGCAATCAGGCGCAACGTCCGGGCTCCCCTGCCCGATGCCCTCTGTGTTCTGCCATGCCAGCAATCCCTCGATGTCGCTGGTGCCGCCGCCGTTCACGAAGTTGGTGTACAGGATCACGTTGCTTTTGACGAACGCGGTTTGCGCAGCGGATGCGATGTCCTTGAGGTTCTGCACATAAGCCGCTTTGTTGTATCCAGGCGCAGACGTTGTTTGCCCGCCAAGCCCAGTCTCGCGAAGCAGAACCACGCCCTCGAAATAGGGGTCGTCATCAAACTCGGCAGCCATTGCCTGAAGCAGTTCGATGTATTCAGCCTCTAGCGTCGAATCCCACCATTTGTACGTGAACTTGCTCGTGTCTGTCTGGACGCACAGACCCGCAGCGTCAAGCCATGCCGGATAGTAGGTCCGGTTTGAGCATCCATCAGAGGATTCGCGCTTGTCCAAGATGCGGATGAACAGCCGCTTCGGAACGTTTAGTGCCTTCACGTAGTCGAGGTCTTGCTGGATCGACGTCCAGACGAAATTGTCCTGCGTCGGCTCAAGCTGGCCCCAGTAGGCGTAAGAAACGACGCCCTTGATCGCCGTGCTGTTCGTGATCGCATCGTAGTCGGATTGGCGCTGGACCCAGGTACGATTGGCCTTCGCCATCATGTAGTGGCCGGGATTCCACTTCACGAGTCCGGTAGGCACAGCAGGCGTATACACAGGCGATGCTGTCGTCTTGCTGTACCGCTCACGCGCAGCGACGCTCAGAGTCTCGGGAGGGATGCCGTCCGCGTTCTCGGCAAAGAGGTGCGGGCAATAATTTCCGTCTGCCGCGATGTCAGGATCACTACCAGCAGTTACGGTATGTGTGCCTTGGTCTGCTTCGGTATCGACGCCTTGCGTGAATTCGTCATGGTACAGAGCGCCAGCTCCTGACTTGATGACGCTGATCGCAGGACGAACGCACTGCCCAGAGGTCGGAGCGTTGACGTAGAAGTAAACTTTCTCGGCGTCGGCTGCGAGCGTGTACGTCACGCTGACGCTGGTCGCGGTGGAGTCCGTCGAAACGATGTCGAGCTGCGGCGGGCAGGTGCCCGTAGTCCAGCGGGTGCCGTCCCAGCAATCGACCAGCGATGCCGCGCTCGCACCGAGCGGCAGCAGGAGCAGGAGCAGGAGAGATGCTAAGAATTTGATCATTAGTTAATCTTGATTTCTTTAGGGGTCAGGGAGATCGCTTTCTTCCTGACGATGTTACTCGGAGCGGAGGTCTCTTCGAGAGAGTTCGTAGCTTTAGCTTGGAAGCAGTACTCCACCCCGGGGATCACGCCAGTGATCACCACAGAGGTGGTGGGGTACGGGACGAGGTAGTTCACGTGTTGAGCGGGGACCTTCCCGTCTGCTGTGCAGGGGCCGTACTCGATCGTGGTGTACGCGAGGGATCCGTAGCTCTCAGAGGGGATCTGTTGCCCGTCGGTGGTCTGGGTAGGCATCAGCCACGAAAGGGGGATCTGTCCCCCTGCAAGAGCCACGGAGGAGAGCGTGAGGAGGAGGACTGCTAGCGAGTATTTAATCATTGTAGGGATCGAAGATCTTAGTTCACGCCGCCAAGCTTTGACCACGCAGCATTCACGAATTGCGAGATCACTACGCCGAAGGCACCAGCTACCTCAGGTGGTAGCTCTGCGCCTGAGAATGCGGAGAGTGCCCACAGAGCAATGGTAGCCACAGAAAGACCTAGAGTCCCAGCTACAGCTCTGTTCTTGTTAGTAGGTCCAGAATGTATTTCCATAGTTCTAGTAGTACACATGTGTAAGAGAATAAGCACTTAGACTAGTTATAGTATTAAAAAG